GCTCTGGAACAAATTTAAGATTAAAAAATTGACTTGAAAAAATATGATCTTTAGGATTTTTTTTAAGATCTTCTTTTGTAAAATGTGGATAAGACTTAATATCTGAACTTAAAGAGTTGTCTTCAAAGTGTAATTTTCTAATCAAATCTAATTCTTTAATCTCTTGGTCATATTTTTTAAGTATTTCTTCTTTTTTCATTTTTATTACCTCTCTTTCTTATTTTAAAATTATAAAATTAGTCATCACCATATTCTTTTATATTCAAATCATCTTCATCTACTAAACTGTTTCTCTTCTTTTTTTTAGGAATTATATTAATATAATTTCCTCTTATTTTTTTATCATTATTATTTATAGACTTTTTTGAAGAATTTACTGTTTTGATTTCACTACTATTTTCTTTTTCTTCCTTAGATACAATATTTTCTGATATTTTAATATCTGTATTATCAAGTACTTTCTCCATTTTAATTTTACCAGGATTAATATCTTCTTTAAGTTTATCTTTTTCTATATTTTTATTAAATAATTTTTTAAAGTTTTCTATTTCCCAAGAATTATTTTTAATTTTATCAAAAATTATATTAGTTTTTTCATTTCTACTCTTCAGATTATCTAGTTCACTAAATAATCTTTTTCTAGAGTTTTCTAAAGTTTGTAAAATAGTTTCATATATTTTGTTTTTTTCAAAAATATTTTTAGTTGCTAAAGATGACTGAATTTTTCTTCTTTCAGTCTTAAATTCTTCTGCCATATTAAAAATATTTTCTTTATTTTTTTCTAAAGATTTTTGATATCCAGCTATTATCTTTTCAGGTTGGAGATTCTTCTTAATTGAAATTTCCTCAATTTTCTTTTCATCTTTTAAGATTTTTTCAAAAGATAATATTTTATTTTCAATAGCTTTCAATTCAGAATACATTTTATTATTTTTAATTATAATATCTTCTAATGTTTCTTCTTTATTTTTAGAATTCTTTACTTGTTCTCTTATATTTTCAACAGTAGTATCTATATAATTATTAGAAGTTACACCAGGAGAAATAAAATCTTTTTCAATTATTGTTTTTCCATTAATTTCTTTTAACTTTTTCTTTTGTTCCTGGATAAATGGAGAAAATTCTTTTATTTTTTCCCCTGGTTTACCTACTACTAAAGTTCCATGATCTAAGGTTATTTGTTGTTCTTTTTGTTTTGGATTTTCTGGTGTATTTTCTTCATCAGTTGTTCCAAAACCTCCTGCAAATCCCTCTTCATCAGCACTTTCACTTTCAATAATAAGTCCTATCATTGCATTGATAACTGCTGCTGTTAATTCAGAGCTTTTATATTTTCCTAGCTGTTTAAGTGAAAAAATAATCGGACCTAAAATTGGAACTCCTCTTCTTTGTCCTATTCGTTCAGGTTCAAAAATATGTAAGATATTTTTTCTACCTAAACTGTTAAAAGCTGGATACCCTTTTACTTTGTAATTAAAGTTATCTCCTGGATGTGACGAAGCTACATAGTATTTTTTAAGCTCTCCTTGTTCATCATACTCAACTCCTGATTTTATATATTTATTAATAGTTCCTATCGGATTCACAATTCTATCTGCTTCAAGAAGTTGAATACAAAGCTCTATACTAACTCCTTTTCTGTGTTTTCTCATTGGAATTGCGAAAGCATCTCCATTCATTATCCAACTAAGTTGTAACAGTGATTGTAAATCAAAAAAACTAAACATTCTACTTGCATCAGAATTAGGAGATAAAGCCCATGCATTAAACTTATTTTTTATAATTCTTTCTAGCTCTTTTGCTTTTTCTCTTTCTATTCCTAAATAGACATAATTAATTGTTGGTTTTGGCAATAAGCCACTTCCAACAGTTTTAGTTCTCATTTTTTTTAGTGCAGCTCCAGCAAGATCATTATTCATATATAAGTTTCTTGACTTTGCTCTTAAATCTTCAAGACTTAATAACAAATCTTCATCAGGACTATTAGCTCCAACATTCCAATTTTTAAGAACAGGATCATCTTTATTTGAATAACCTTTCTCAATTTTTATAAGGTTATCATATTTTCGCCTCTCTCTAATTCTTTCAGCACCAGCTTTAGGATTAAAGTACCCTATCGCCTTGTCAATTAAATTCATAAAAACCTCCTATCTAGGAATAATTTGAAAAGTTCTAGGACCACTATATCCTCTTTGTACTTTTGCTAATCTTTCAGACCATATTTTTATATTTCTAGCTATCTCTTGTGAATTTGCTCTTGTTAAAACTCTATTTCCAATTGTATAACTCTGACTTTTTGACACAGCCAAATCAGCTGCTAACCAAGCTTGTAAATGTTCTTTACATTGTTCTTCTGTAAATACCATTATTTAATCTCCTTTCTCATATATTTTTTATCATTTAAATCAATTGGGATGAGTTCTACTGCACCTGTTGCATAATTTCTCAAATCCAAAGGTTCATTTCTTCTTCCTTGAAGAATTTCCCAAGCTATTTTCATACCTCTTGGGGTTGATTTTTTTACTTTTACCTCAGCTGTTAGTCCTTTAAAATAATCTATTCCATATCCTTGTGTACTAGATTTTGGGAAATGGCATTTACCTGGACCATTTAAAATTGAAAGCCTTGAATATGTTAAATCTTTCAAAGCATTTACTCCTAGACTAAGTAAATTTATTGAAGGAGTACCTTTTTTAGTTGTTTTTCTAAAACCATTTAGAATATTAACTCCCCAACTTCCTTGTCCTTTAATTGCATAAATTCCTCTTTTCTCTTTTTTATGGACATATTTATATACACTTCCTGTATGATGTCCTCCTGAATCTATAAGAGTTGCTGCAATCATTAAAGATTTTCCATTTTTATATTTAAATTTTTTTCTTAAAAAAGCATCTAATTTTAACCATACTTCTTCTTTTCCTGGATCACCTGGAAAATCTCTATAAATAATCCCATAACTTTCATAACCATAACCCCAGCCAACAACCTCAACCTCGAGTCTATTGTCTTGTACATCCACACCAGCAGTGAGAATAACAACATTGTCATGTAATTCTGCTCCATAGTCTTCTCTTGTTTCATAGATTGCTTCATAATCCATAGCACTATCAAGATTTACAGTGAATGTCTTACCTAGTACAGTATTTATAAAAGTTTTATATTGAAAATCGTCATCTTTGACATTTAGATATTCAGCTATAATTTCTTTCCAACTTACCCAGGGTGAAGCTAATGCATTAAGATGAAAACTTCTATTTTCTTTTTCTTTTGGAAACTTAGCTATCCATTTCCCATTAGTTTGTCCACATTTTTTCCATTCGCTTTCAACTGCACTTTCTCCACAAAATTTACACTCAAATTCAGGCTCTACTAAATCTTGATATTTAAGTTGCTCAAACTCTAAGGCTTGATATTCTCCACAGTATGGACAAGGTAAACTCCATTCTTCTTGTGAACCTGCCAAATATAATAATTGTATTTTAGAAGTTGCATCATCTGTGGGAGTAGAAACTCTTATTTTTTTGCTATCATAAAAATTGTTTGTTCTTCTCTCAGCTAATTTTACTGGGTCTCCTTCTTTTTTTGCTGATAAAGGAAACCTGTCAACTTCATCTAACAATGTAATTTTTATAGGTCTACTTGCTAATCCAGATGGAGAATTTGCTCCAACAAATCTTACATATCCCCCAGGAAACATTTTTTCCTGAACAGTTCCTGTTTCTCTTTTATTAACTTTATCTACTAATGTTTTAAGAATTTTTGTATCTCTTAACATAGGTTCAACTCTTTCTTTTGAAAATGATTTGGCATCATCAACAGTTGGTTGAACAAAGAGAATAGGACAAGGATCTAAGTGCATATATCTTCCTAAAATATTTAAGAGTAATTCTGTTTTTCCAACCTGTGCTGAACTCATAATGGTTATTGATTTAGTTATACTGTCAGTAACACAGTCAAATATTGCTTTCATATATGGTGTTCTATCAGTTTCCCACTTTCCAGCTTCTGCTGCACTCTCTCTTGAAAGTACCCTGTATTTATCTGCCCATTCAGCAATAGTCAAATCTTCTGGGGGAGCTAAAGTATCTTTTACAATATTTTCAATCAGATGTATTGTGTGTTTCCCCAATATCTTCATCTTTAATAACCTTTCTTTCTTCATATTTGTATTCAATCAATTCTTCTAAAACATCATAAATAGCTTTTTTTAAAATTTCTTTTATTTCAAGTTGATTATCCTTATTTAGCAATTGAACTGAGATTTTACTAGGAAGAGCCATCAATTTAGATTTAAAATTATAATTCA